TCTAGGCCCACGTAGTGGGCCACCGCGCCTCAAGCAATCACCTACTGCATCGCAGCGATGTATTGCTATCACGGTCTAGGCCCACGTAGTGGGCCACGATGCCGGAGCGATGCACCCGCGCGACAACGCGCACCCACGGGAAAACGATGGCGCCGGAAAAGCGCACACCCACAACAAGGTGGATGCCGGGGTAACGCACCCGTGCGACAAGGTGCATAACACACATGGAGTGCACTCCATGCATATTCACGGTCTAGGCCCACGTAGTGGGCCAGCGAGCGAAGCGAGCAAAAATATGCCCCCGGGAAAAATGTGGGCCCGCCCCACTCGGCACAACTGCCGCCAGAAAACCTGGCAGCAGTAGGCCGCATAAAAAATAAAAAAAGAGAGAGGATCACTCCTCCCTCTTAGAATTTATCGAGCCCATTCGTCATACTCAATGTGAGCCCCGTCAATTTGCTTTGCGTGGATGTCCGCATCAACTGGGCTTTTTGTTGAATAGACGAGGCTATCATCACTATTGTATATGTAGTACATTATTTCACCTCCATTATAACGAAAGAGAGGGGATTGCTCCCCTCTCTCTTAGTCGTACAGCATTTCGTATGCGGTTTCGTCAACGAAGAACAGGTCTTCGCTGTCGAGGTCATCGGCACGCTGAGCGACCTCAGCAACCTCGATGAAGTCAAGGTCAGCCTTGCGCATACTTGCGTACACGCGGTCCGCCTTCTCAACACGGTCGAGCAGATCAGGCGCGAACACCTGAAGAGCGAACATGGCATAGCGTGCCTTCACTCTTGCGGCATTCTCCGGGTTCTCGTCGTGCTTGGCGAACCGGTTCTCGTGACCGATCTCGAATGCATCACGCAGGATCGTGTCAACGACGATCTGCCACTTGCGATCCTTGTCGGTGATGTCACCAAGATCCAGCTGACCAATGATTTTGCCGGTTTCAGGATCTTTGATACCAGGCTTGTAGGACCATGCCGTGTCATCGATCATGCTGTACAGCATCGACCTGGTTGCCTTGTAGACAAGGTCCTTGGTTTCCGCAGCAGCCATCTCAGTGGCAGCATTGGTTGCCTCAGAAGCGAAGCCGCGTTCGAGCTCTGCTAACATACGGAAACAGAACTGTGCAAAGCGGACCACACTAACAGGCTCACCATTGGCAATAGCCGTTGCTACATCGCGGTCTTCAGCGCTGTCCAGAGTATTCGCGTTAAAGCGGTTCGGGTTGATCTGGTGCAGCAGTCTGCTCCGAACGATACCGTTCTGGGCGTTCTTTGCGGCAACCATCTTCCCATCGACCATGATGGTCGCAGGCTCGATGTGGAGCTCGCTGAGGATGTTGAACTCAGGAGTCTCCTCGAACTTCGCCTTGGTGACAACGCCGTTGTTGTCTACGCGCATGCCAGCTTCCTGCATAACAGCCATAGCAATCGTGTCGATCGCGGCATTGCTCGGCTGAGCATAGCTATGCTTCAGGTACTTTGTTCCCTTCATGCTCATTCTTTCAACGGGCTTGCTCTTCGTCACGAAGCAGCAACCGGGCTCATGGTCACGGAACATCTGAGCCCACGGCTTGTAGGCGAAGACGTGTCCATTCACATACTCACCCTGAAGGTCGAGCAGCTTCAGTGCCACATCGAAGATGTGACGGCTCGGAGTACCCATAGCAGGCACGCCGGTCTTACACCAGTCGATGGTCAGGATTGCACCGACCTGGAACAGGTTTGCGAGCATACCCCAGCGATACGCCAGATCCATGTCACCGGTCTGATATGCATTGCTGCACATCGTCCATGCGAACATGGCGCTGTTGCTGAAGCGACCGACATAGTTGAACGCCATGCCATTGAACACGGCTTCGACCCTACCCTTGGTCATCCATTCAGCAGTGGCCTGTCTGGATTCGGCGCCGTCACCATGCTCGAAGATGACAGTCTTGTTCAGACCAAGCTTTCTGGCAACCTCTTCCATGCGCTCGAACATAGCAACCAACCAGTTGTTGGTGTATGCTGCTGCATGGTCGCCGTCACAGTCACCATCATTGTCGATGATCCACGGATCATGGATGTTCAGCATGATTATGTTGCCGCAAGTGTCGAACAGACCAATCTCACGGTTCCTCATAACTGTGCCATTCAGGCCATTGGACGGATAACGGACGAGGACCGCTTTCTTTCCGTCGCGCATACCGGGCGTGCTGAATTCGCCAGCTGCCAGCATACCGAGATTCGGCTTATCAGCAGATGCGCCAAGGAGCGCGATTTCAATCATGGCGGACACATCCTGCGCCTGGAAGAGTGTTGTCTCTTCAGTAGCGAAGTTTGCGCTTGCCAGAGTTGCGAGCTCGTCATACATCTTGACCAGCATCGCAGTCTTCACCTGCTTCTGCCCGATCAGCCAGGGCTTTGCACGGAACAGATACTCGAACTGAGTAACCGTATCCTCATCCTTGCCAAGTCCAGCCAGTCTGCGCAGAGCACCGTTGACTGTTGCCAGCTGCGCGGCTTTCTTACCGCTGCCTTCCATCAGCAGATGAGCATCGCTTGCACTCATGTTGAGCAGCTGCGACATCAACTGACGGCTGGTGTGACGATTTGTTTCCATTTCGTCCAGAGCATCTGCGTTGCTTACAACCCGCAGGCAGTCGAAGCCATCATATGTTTCTGCCAGCTTCTCAACGTTGGCAACATACTTAGCCCAGTTGGCTTCGCCATTTTCACCGCGGAACCACTTCTTGGCTTTCCAAGTAGTATCCGTAGTCAGGCAGCTACCTTCACGCCAGAGATGCATATTGCCATCGATATCTTCTACATAGATATCTTTTCCAGCCAGTTCTGCATATTCAGGCTTTGCTGCAATGATTTTATCAAGCAGCCCATACACGCCAACAGCGAACTCCTTCATACTGCCAGCCATTCTGCACTGACAAGGCTCGAAGCCCTCGATATTGACCAGTGTCATACCATCAAATGCATCAGCCTCAATTGTGGCATAACCCTTGGGATCGACAGTGATCGGGAGCGTGAAGTCACGCTTGCCATTCACAGTGTTTACGGTCACTGTAACGTCCGTACCCTTGCCGACAATGATAGCACCCTTGGTGAGCGGGATCTTGATCTTGATAGCCTTCATCATGATCATGTCGCGCATATGGATGCGACGGCGATGCTCCTTACCATTAGCATCGGTCCAAGTACGCTCCCAGATCTTGCTGGGAGTATTGAACAGAGCGGCGATCTTGTACTGCTCCTGCCCATTCGTTACAGGCAGTTCGTCAAGACCGAGCATGAAGGCAGCGTTGTGTGCCTTCTTTGCTTCGCTGTCAATCAGCATACCAACGCCCTTCTTCAGACCGCTGTTGCTGTAGCACCAGCTTTCGAAGTGGCGCTCATCGTTGCCGAAGGATACAGTGAATCCTTCTGTCTCGAAGCGCTCGATGTAGCCCTTCGCGAGGCGTTCGATGCGCTGCTCGCCGTCAAGCTCTTCACCGGTCTTGATGTCCAGCTTGCAAGGGAACAGGTCCTTTGCGTTCAGAACATTCAGTCTCTGCCACAGATTGTGGTCAATGATGACCAGCTTATCCTGCAGACCGCGATCGTTGATACCAACGATATCGCTCGTCAGGCTCTGGGCAAGAGTACGAGTCTCAAGCTCTTCAGCCCTCATGACCGGGAAGGCGATCTTCTTATCGAAGACCTCTTCGAGATAGGCAAGAGCACGGCATGCTTCTGCCTTGACACGGGCAGTGTACTCCTTGGAGCATTCGCCACTCTTAAGCGGCTTGCGCTTGCCATTTGCATCAAGCCCATGCAGTGCGTTGATAGCACGCAAGACGTCAGCCGAGAAGATGTTCTGAGGCTTGATCACCGCTGCGCGATAGCGCTTGAGCGCAACACGAGTGGTCTTCTCAACCTTCTCCTTCGGCTGATACGCCTTACCGGACTTAGCAGCACGGATCAGCGTCTGCATGGCTTCGTCGCCAATGTAATCCTTTGCGATGTTGCTAAGCATCTGACGGATTAGTGCAATATCGATCATTACAATGTTACGTTCATGAGCCCACAGATCGTACTTGGCCCAATCAGCGGCTTCCACAGCTTCGCCCATGCGGCGGTTGTATTCCTCGCGGCGCTGTGCAAGCGCAACGATGCGTTCGCCAAGATAGTTGATCTTGGACGGACTTGCCTTCTTTTCAGGCTTGGGCGGCATAGGCTTGCGCTCAGCACGAGCGGCTGCACGCTTTGCTTCGGCGGCCTTGTTGGTGGCCTTACGGGTTGCCTTCATCAGGCGAACCTTGGCCTTGTGAGCAGCGGCACGGTCGGCCTTCGCAGCCTGGTTGGATGCATCCTGCTTGGCAATGCTCTTTGCAAGAGCCGCCTTCTTGATGGTCTCGTGCTCGGCAGTAGCCTTGGCGATATTCTCCTTCGCCTTGGCAATGTCAGCCGCATTGTTTGCGGCTACGGCTGCATCGTATGCAACCTTAGATTCAGTGTTGTACAGGCAAACGGCGTGATTAGACAGATACTTCTTCATGATTATCCTCCTTATCATGAATGTCTTGCACACACCTCGCCTTTGTGTTATATTTAGCAAGGTGCTGTGTGCGTACTTGCTTGACTCGCGTAACGCACACTGTGCATTGTGTGGGCTCCACTGTTGGCGCAGTGGAGCTTTTGTTGCGCTCAGAATGCTTGAGCATGAGCCCGTGATAATGGGAACACTACACGGCTACACCCGATATACGGGGTCGGTGTACCCATTGCGGCTAAGCCGCCATAAAAATAAAAAAAGAGGGATGTTGAATCCCTCTCTTTTTATTACCGCAGGCTAGATTCAGATGAGCTGACATCAGTATCAATATACTGATGTGCCTTATTGATCATGACATACATGATATATATTTTGTTTGCCATGTATCCGGGCAAATGGTTCAAATCTGTAGAGTCCTCCTTAACGAGCACCACGCCGTCTGTTCCGCATGCATAGTTTTCGTTGTTACACATCTTTTTCATGATATTACCTCCTCGGCCCACGCAGATCAAGTCCACTATAGGGCGTATCATGATGGCACAGTTATTGCCATGCCATTAAAAAATAAAAGGGAAGCCGAAGCTTCCCATCAGACAATCATATAATTCCTCCTTTCCGGCATTGGGCCAGGTGCCGCAACCTGCTCTTTCGAGAACGCTGTGAGCTATACTCACACACCTATTTTAGGCATGTAATGTTTGTTATAGTTGTACAAGGCATACCATGATAGGGAACCGCATGGAGTACTATCCATGACTTACGGGAGTTTACGAAACGTCATATCCCGCTAACGTTACACGTTTGATCCGCGGTTGCGTGTTCCGCATAACTGAGCATACATTGATCACCTCCTTGTTCTGCTCACTTCGTTATTTTGAAATATTGCGCCATGTAAACACAGCTGTTTCTTGATGACTTATGATCCCAATGGCTTGGTTCTTTAGAACCCAAGTATGCTTTTAGTTTCTTGCTGAAAGAGTGAAAACTAACTTGCAGACGATGCCCATTGAGCTTGATATCAAAATACACCAGATATGAATTAATATGTTCATCTCTGGTAACAAAGTATCTGACATCAGGACTTTTGGTAGCATTGATACGATTCAACGCTTTTAGGATATATAGATCCTTAACGTTGTAACCGTGACTCTGTGCATTACGGTTTCTTGCATTGTCTGTTAATTTTAATGCAAGATCGTCAATGCCTTTGCCTGCATCGCTAGCCACTTGTGCCATGATGATTGTTTCTGCAATTGCTTTGTCCATAGTGTCACCTCCTTTGGACAGCGGTCCCATTTCGACGGCATGGATGCCGTGGCACACCGGCTTGTGCGCCATTAAAAAAAATAAAAGAGGAGCCGAAGCTCCTCTTATTAGTCAGACATCCTATACCTCTGCCATGTAGGCATGAGGATGTCATAATCGAAACGCGGATCGTTGTCCCGCTGCTCGATTTCACCAAGTGCCTCCAAGGCCGCATCCTCTGTTGGATACGGTCCGTAGATCTCCCTGCCGTCTGCCGGATCTACTGACATAACATAGTACTGCATAGTATACCTCCTTCTATGCATACCGCATACTCACATGCCTGTGCTCTCGTTTCGTGAGAGTGACGTCCATCGCGCAACCGATTCGCTTACGCCGTTACACGGTTGCTGAACATCCTGATCCTCAGGGGAGAGGAAACAGGATGTTCAATAGGATGATGATCGGCAATAGCACAAGGTTTAATGTGCATATTGCATCGATCCAGCGATCGTCCATGTCAACACCCCCTTTCTGTGGCATGGAGCCGCATAAAAATAAAAAAAAAGAGAGGGATGCTGAGTCCCTCTCTTTGTGTTTATTCGATGACAAGTTCCCACCCTTTCCATGCGATGAACCCATATGTCATCTTTTTGACCAATGACATATGGTGAGCTTCGAGAATAGCACCTACCGACCATGCTGCTTCGGTGCGATCCTCTTCAGGCAGAGTATCGATGTATTCGATAATCTGCTGACACGTCTGCTCGAGCTCGGTTCTATGTGCCTGAGCATCCGGCAGATCCCGATGGTACTCGTAGGCTGCGATGGCCATCGAGAGTGTACCAAAGATAGAAAATGAATTTGTAAACATGGTGTTTGCTCCTTTCTTAGCTGCGTGCCATTGCTGGTTCACGACTTACGCATGAAGCAAGGGGTCTACCCCCGGTTGGCAGACCGCGTTAAAAAAAATAAAAAAAGGGCCGAAGCCCGATTATATGTCTTGCATATAGCCGGACTTCGACCCTGTTTAATTAGCGCTGGAGGATGTCCTCAATGCAGCGCCTCCTAATAGCTTCGCAGAGGATCCTTTCTTCTCCCCTGTCCTGAGCTTTATAACTCAGGATAATGATCTCTGAGAGTGAGGGACCGCTCACGGCAACTCTGTTGATCAGAGTACCGAACTGGTTCCTCAGTTCAGCAAGGACCAGCCAGCCCTGATGTCCGTCGTTTCTGCTGCCGTCACGATAAGTAAATCCAACCTTCTTAGTATTGATCATAGTGTCCTCCTCGCCCTTATCGGGCTTTTTTTTATTTTTGTGTCCGTGCGTGGACCAGACGGGATCGTTTCGTGATTCCTTCCGTCAGCGGTGGCAATTCGCCGAAGCCGTTACATGCCACCAAGACCCCCGTGGGTTTACGCGCGGAAATCCACACGAACCCACAAAAGGCATATAACAGTTTCATCCTACCCGCATTCGCGTGGCACATTCTAAATGAGACATAATGGAATATATACAAAAACGAGGTGGTCTTTTTGTACACAACTGACAATCCCTTCGAATACGAATTCCTGATGCGGCAAGGTGTGCCTCTTGTGCAACATAAGGCCGGCCTTTTTTATTTCCGCAAAACCTCGGCGCTCTTCCTTGAGCTTTACAACTTCTTCAGTCGTATGGAGCAGCGCCTTGAATACGATGACATGGTTCGCCAAATCGATGCCAACTTCTAATGCTTCGCGCTCCCGTCTTCCGCTCACTACCCGACAATGCTTGCGAGGCAACCACACCGTTGATGCCAAGAACTTTTACAGCAACAAGGGGTGGGCCGATAATGGGGCGCTTGATGTGTGGTGCAAGGACTGTGTTGCGAAGCTCACAACACGGGACGAACTGCAGCGTTACTTTTGGGCGAACCATCGTGAGTGGTCCCCCCAAGCCTGGGATGCTTCCGTACGCAAAGCTCGGGAGCTTCTCGTATCGAACAAGACCTACCAGTCCGCTAACATCGAGCGCAGGCAAGCTCTCGTCGAGCGCTTCGCCGTGCACGAGATGATCGGCATTATGAACCGTGTCGCGTATTACCGTTACCATGATCCAGGCGCCGAAACTTACGAGGACGCAGTAGCCTCTGGCAAGTTTGATGTCAATGATGCTCCAGCCGAAGCTCGCCCAAGGACGAAGGTCTTTTCGGCAACCTTCAATGGTTCCTTCACCGAGGCGGACCTCGCATATCTCACGAAGTTCTACAACGACATGGGCGGTGACGATATTGAGGACGCGTTTGATCGCGACTCTGTCGTGAAGCTCGCGAAAGCTTCGCTCGCTGTTGATAAAGCACAGGACGACTACAATGCTGGGCGCTGTGACATCAACACTGTGAGCAACGCGATCTCTGCTCAGCAACTCCTCGCAAAGTCGCTGAACATCACTGCCGTGCAGAAAAAGGCGAAAGATACGACCCGCCGCACATCGTGGTCAGAGTGGTCGCGCTCTCTCGTTGAGAAAGAGATTTATGCTCCGAAGGTCACCTGGCCCAAGGACGACATTGATATGGTCCTCGACCAATACCAGCATGTTGTTGCCGCTATTAAAGGCGGTGAAGAATGATGGTCGCAAAAGATGCTCTTTCTCTGGCAACCTTCAAAGATGACACTCCGCTGACCGAGCAGGAGAAGCTCGAGCTCATCCAGCTCGACTACTTTCGGTCGCATCTTGATGTCTTCATCGAGTATGCTTTCCGAAAGATTAAGCTTCACCCAATTCAGAAAACCTTAGCCCGTGCTATTGGCAACAACTGGGATGTGAAGATCTGCTTCAGCCGTGGTGCTGGCAAAACGTGGATCGTTGCCGTATCAGCTTTTGCTCTTTGCTGTCTCTACCCGGGGACCGTTGTTCGCATTGTCAGTAAGAACGTTGACAAAGCGAACGAGACTTTGAATAAGATCGCAAAGCTCGCCGAGGTCGACCCTGATTTCGCGAATGAAATCGAAAAGTCTGGTCGCTCTCTCGTCCATATAGACAAGGACGGCGGCTGGGTGACACTGAAGAATGGTTCGGTCTTTGAAGCTTCGGCAATCATGAGCATGCGGTCGCACCGTGCGAAGATCATCATCCGTGACGAAGAGGTCGAGCTCGACCAAGAGCTCGTTCGCCCTATCGTCATGCCTGTGCTGAACTACACACGCGAGATCGCGACCATGAATGGCATCGAAGATTTCAACTCAAAGTCGATCAGCATCACTTCATGCTGTGAGCAGAGCAATGGTTTCTTCAATGAGTTCATGAAAACGTATGATGGTTTCTGTGCTTTCAAACCCGGCAAGTTTGCTTGCTGTCTTGACTGGCGCTGTGCTGTTGATAACAAGATCAACACCGAAGCGTACTTTGATGAAGCTCGCGAGGCTTATCCGCAACAGCAGTTCGACCAGGAGTTTGGTTCGATCTTTCTCAGTGCTGTTGATAACACTGTGCTGCCTTATGCTCTGACGGACCCGTGCCGTACATTGCAGAATGTAGAGCTGGCGCAGGCGAAGAACTCAAAGTCGCGCTACGTCATTGGGCTCGACATTGCAACATCGCAAGCGAAGAACGCCGATAACTCTGTCATCGCCGTGATCAAGTTCAGAGAGTTGCAGAATGGGCGCTTCGCTCGAAAGCTCGTTTACTTGCAGACCTTTCATGGTGAAGGCTTGGACGTGCTCGCGAAAAGGGTTCAGGAGCTCTACCACATCAACTTCCCGAATACCGAGAAGATCGTATATGACGCGAGAGGTGTCGGTGACGCCTTTGCTCTTTTCTGCAACAATGAATTCGTTGACCTTACGAATGGTCGCGAATATCCCCCGCTCGTCGTTGATGACGAACCAAACTACAATGATTCGGCAATAGCTGCTCTGCATCCGTTCCGAGCTGTGCTCTCGCTGAACCAGCGTCTTTACTCGAACCTTCTCTATGCTCTCGACAAAAAGCTCATCGAGCTACCGGTCAACTCGCGCTCCCTTACGAATGGGCTCGAGGGGTTGCACAAGATCCCCATCGAGGAGCGGTTGGTCTACACAGAAGCTGATGAGCTGCAGCGTGAGATGTCGCACATCGTCCGCAAGGAAGGTCCGCGAGGTGTCACGTATGACACACCGTCGAACCGCTTCCATAAGGACCGCTACTCAGCTGTCGCAATGGCGAACGATTACATCTCAGAGCTTGAGAAGGAAAACCTCAAGTATACAAACATAACCCCGTGCTATGGGGTCGTCTCAAACTTTTAAAGAAAGGGGTCGATGTCAATGGGCTTATACCAGATGATCTTTGGCGAAGCTCAGGTGCCTGTTGAGCCCGGACCACAACCCGACCTCAAAGCGGGGTCCGGCGGCGACAAGCAGCTTCAGGCTTTTGAAAACGATGACTACTTCAATCGGTCGGGCGGTATCAAGAATTACGATTATCACCTGATCCTCATGCATAAGCAGCGGTGTATTCAGCAACTCTTCGAGCTCGCTTATTACTATGCTGATGCTGATCCGATTGTGCATGGCATCATCTACCACATTTACGTACCCTACATGCTGAGCTCGCCTTGGCAGCTCCGAGGTCCGACAAAGACGAACAAGATCTACGAAGCGTATTACGACAAGATCCATCTTGCCGACCGCTTGCAGGATATTGCTGTCGAGCTCGCGACCTACAATAATGTTGTTGTATATTTCCTGCATGGTGTGCCGATCACAATGCCGCTGAGCCGGTGTCGCATTGCTGGTCTTCGCGTAAACGGC